ACCGCCACGATCGCCGGCCGCTGCTGTGGGTGCGTGGCCCCCAGGATGGCGTTGATCAGCTCCTCTTTGCGCGGGTGCTTCTTTCCCACCGCCGCGCCCACCTGGTCGTGAATGAACCACAGATCCGCCGTGCTGTGCCGCCACAGCGTGGCCGCCGCGTCGATGCCTCGCGATGACTTGATGATCTCGATCTCAATCGTGGTGATGGCCATCACTGCCTCCAGGGGAATCCAAAACAGCGCAGCGCGCTACCTCACCAGGTAGGCGCTTCGCTGTGCTGTTAGGCCGCTTGGGGTGTGGCGAACTCTTCGGGCAGGGGCTCTAGCTTGAGGATGTCGCCGGGCTCGCAGTTGAGCCACTCGCAGACATATGCGAGGTCGTCAAGCGGTACCTGCTTAATGGTGTTGTTCAGCAGGCGCTCAACCGCACTGCGAGACGCGCCGCATTCCTCCACGATGACGCGGATACCGATGCGGCGCTTCTCGCGAAGCTCTTTCTGAGCCACTAGGACGCGGAAATGAGAATTCACAACTTTCACCCTCCTATTATCGCGTACAACCTTGTCGTACGCAAGTGTAGCACCGGGTAGTTAAAAAGTCAATACATACGGGCAGTGCCCGTATCTATTGACAAGTGTACAACTCTGTCGTACACTCTCCCCTGTGGCCGCAAGACGTATACCAGGAGGAACCCAGCCGTGAGTACGACGATTGCCCCCGAGACGAACGACACCCCGTGCGCGTGGTGCGGCGGCGCCGGCTGCAAGAGCGCGATGCAGCCCGCCTTCTGCATTGACTGTGTGACCGCGATGCTGCGCGGGGAGGATGCGGCGCGGCGCGACCTCTTCCGGCCCGCCCCCGAGCCCTACGCCTGGGAAGACAATTACGGCCACGATGATTACTTGGCTACGGATATCCCCGAGCCTGCCCCCCCGGCCCCAGAAATTCAGCACATCGTCACCTCTCGCTACGCCCCCCGGCCGCTGTGGATGCAGGCCTACCGGGCCTACCGCTCAGGCGCCCTCACTGGCACGCGGTGGTACCGCTGCCTGGCCTCTACGGAGCACTACCGCCGGAAGCGGCGCATCATCGGGATGAAGTACCAGTTTCACGCCTGGCCAACGCACAGCCAGAACACGGTTCACGCCTCCGACGTGCGGCCCCTGGCTGGCCCGGCCGAGCAGCCCGCGCCGGCGCCCTGCACCTGGTGCGGCATCGGTTGCACGGCCACGTCGGGGATGTGCCCGGACTGCGTCGACGCCATCACCGCGCGGCGCTCCCTGGAGCGGTTCAACCTGTACCGGCCGCTGGCGCCGATCCACACCCTGCCCACGCCCCTACCCGCCTCCGGCCGCGCCCGCTACGCCCGGCCGCTGCGCTCCAACCCGATGCAGATGCTGCGCGACTCGCGGATGCGCCCGGCGGCGCTGCGCTACAACCAGCGCTGCCTGTTCGTGCCGCTTCGCCCCCGCGCTCGCACCAAACACCGCTTGACCGAGGGGACAATGCACTTCCTAGCCGCCCGGCGGGCCGCCGTCGCGCAGTGCATCAGGCGCGGCTTCGCACGGCTGAAAACAGGGGTCTGGCTCGACCCGCGCACCGACGTGATCTATATCCAGGCCGACGTGATCTACACCTGCGACAACATCACCCGCGCCGTGCGATACGCCTAGCGAACAAGCCCGCGCCCGCCCCAGCTGGGGCGGGCGCCTCTTTTGGAGCCCATATGTCAGAAGAGCCGACCCTGCCCTACGACCTCGACAACGAGCGCGCTGTGCTCGGCGCGTGTCTGCTCGATCGTGACGCCATCTCCGCCATTCGTGACATTCTGAGCATTGAGGATTTCTACCTCGAAAAGCACGGCCTGATCTACGCCTGTCTGCTCGACCTGCTTGAGCAGCGTGTGCCGCCTGATATGACCACGGTGAGCGGCCGGCTGCGCGAGAAGGGCCAGCTCGTGGCCGCGGGCGGCCTGGCCTACCTGGGCGATCTGGTGAGCGAGACACCCACCGCCGTCCACGTGGAGCACTACGCACGGCGCGTGCTTCAGACTTCCGGCCAGCGCCGTGTCATTCAGCTCAGCGCCGAGATCAAGATCCGGGCCTACGACGGCGGCGATATTAGTCAGCTCTTCGAAGAGCTACAGCAGATGGTGGAGGTAACAAAGCAGGCCAGCACGCCTAAAGCCAACTGGGAAGAGGCGGTGCTGCCGGCGCGGCTCCTCCACAAGTTGGAATTTGCCGATCAGCCCTTTGTGATCAAAGACATTCTCCCCGAAGGAACGATGCTGATCACCGGAAAGCCCAAGACGCGCAAGTCTTGGCTTGCGCTGAACTTCGCCTGGGCAGTGGCGGCCGGGGGCAAGGCCTTCGGCCAGTATCAGGCAGTGCAGGGGGACGTGCTCTATATCGACCTGGAGATGGGCGCCCGGCGCATTCACAAGCGCCTGCATGTCATCTCCCCGACCAACCCGCCCCCCAAGGGTCTGAACTTCGCTACGAAGTGGCCGCGCCTGGGGGCCGGCTTCGAGTCCTGGTTCCGCGACTATATGAAGTCGCACCCCTTCACCCGCCTGGTAATCATTGATACCCTCGTCGGCATTCGCCCGGTGCGGAAGAAGTACGAAGACCCCTATGAGGCCGATAAGCAGTTTACGCAGACGCTCACCGACCTGTGCCACGAGCATCACTGTGCAATGCTGCTCATCCACCACAGCCGCAAGGCTGACGGCTCAGACATCACCGATGATGCCAGCGGCTCAACCGGCCTCACCGGCGGCGTCGACAACTACGCGGCCCTGAGGCTCTCGCGTAACGAGAAGGGCGCCGCAGAGTTCCTCCTCACCGGCCGCGACATTGAGATAGACGGCGATCTTAATCTGAAGTGGGATCCAATGCTGGCCCAATGGAACGCCACAGATGAGCAGGTGATGCTTACCCCCGAGCGGCGCGACGTGCTCGGCATACTCAGCGACCGGCCCGGCCTCACCTATAAACAGATCGCCCTGGTGCTGAAGCGCCCAGAGCCGGGCACGAAGCGGTTACTGAGCGATATGAAGACCGAGGGCCTTGTCGCGAACTACGGCGGCGGCTGGTTCGTCGCCGGCGAGGATGAGGAAGAGGCGGTAGCAGCGTAGCGCCCCGGTGGTACACTCGGGGCGCGTCGACACCACATTTGGAGGTGGGTATGTTCGGTTACGGTGGTTCTGAAGCCCTGCTAATCATCTATGCCATCGTCGTGGTTCTCGTATTCCTAGCGCCGGTCATCATCATCGTTCAGCTCGGCGTGATCTCATCGCACCTGCGCGAGATTAAGCGCCGGCTGCCGCCCCCGCCACCCCAGTAGCCCCCAGATCGGCAGATCGGCTAGATCGGCAATATTGCATTGCTGTTATTGTCAATGCGAAATAGCCGATCTAGCCGATCTGCCGATCTGAAACGTGACTTTGGTCGCACAACTCTACACGGTAGTGGTATACTGGCTCAACACCACTTGCCGCCCCCTAGTCGGGGCAAGTGGTGTTGCTGATTCTAGGGGGCGGCAAATGGACGATGGGCTCAACCTGGGCGGCGCGCAGCTGGGGGAGATGTCCGCCGGCGACATCGCCCAGACGATCTACAACGTGTCGTCTGAGCAGGCGATACGGATGCTCGCAGACGAGGTGGCGGCGCTCACCGGCCGGCTGCAGGTGCTGGAGCGCGCCGAGCTACAGCACACGAACGAGCGGCAGGCGATGACGCGCCTGATCACAATGCTGGCCAGCGAGAGCCGCACCGTCAGCGACGTGCTGGAGCTGATCCAGGGCCAGATTGCCAGCGAGGGCGCCGAGCGCGAGCAGCGCCGGCGCTACCTGGACACGATGCTCACCAGCCTGGTAGTGCTGGCCTTCATCAACCTGGGAATGCACATTATGAGCCGGGTCTTCCGTCGCCCCAGGCGGGCGGCGTAGCCATAACCGCAGCAGTACACAGGAGAGTGCAATGAACGAGTTTCAGATCCGCGCCCTGTTCGAGAACCGCTTCGGCGGCACACCCGAGTCCTTCGGCCTGGTGCCTGTGGAGGGCGATAACGGTGTCCACCTCGCGGGCAATGGTCGAACGCTCACCCTGAGCATCGTGAATGGCCAGCAGGCCGGCTGGTACCTCGACGGGAAGCTCGTCACCGAGACCCTGCCGGCAAAGCCGGTGCTCAAGCCCCAGGACCCCGATCGCCCGTCCAACGGCGCGACTCTGCGCGCAGCCCTGGGCTAGGTTCGCCGCCGGAATACCTATAGGCAGAATTTCTACCTCACAAGGAGCACACTATGGCTATCGTCTCTGCCGGCAAGCGGCTCTCTATGACCTACCAGGATGACGACCTGGCCGAGAACGCCCACACCCTGGACTTCCCTGCTGCCGCTACCCTGGCCGCCATCCAGGCCTACGCGACGGCGTATGCGGCCCTGGTCGACCCGGTCTCAGACTGCGCCCTGAAGGGCTACACCGTTCTGGAGCGGTTCTATGACGACACCTACCCGCTGGCCGCCGCCGGGTCGGACGTCGAAGACAAGGGGGTGCTGAAGATCCGCACCCAGAACAACCGCATCAAGACCTTCACCTGGCCGGGCATCATCGAAAGCGTCCTGCTCAACACCATCAGCCCGCCCGGCACCTACATCGACCTGGCCAATGCCGCTGTGGCCGCCCTCGTGTCCGCCCTGATCACCGGCATCGCCGGCACCCAGCCCAGCAACGACCGCGGCGAGGACTTCCTCAGCGTGGCCGAGGCGTTCAAGCAGAACCGCAGCAGCCTGGCCAGCCGCCAGTTTCGTGGTTAGGTGGGCTGGAACCCGACATATCGCGCAGCAATATTGGCGCGTGATGACGATGGGACAATCAGCTCTAGCCGGCTGTCCTATCTCGATCCGGCAGGAGCGCGGGCACACCTGGCCGCGCTCCTGCCGCTCATCGCTGCGGTATCGAGCTGCGCGATCGAGGGCGCGACGCTCAGCAACACCAACTACATATCGGACACGCCCCCAGGCGTGGGGGCCGATGGCCATCACCAGCTCGTGTTGATCCTGAGCTGTGATGATGCCAGCCTGGCCGTTATCGCCATACCAGGGGTGAACGCGGGCGTTATCCTGGCCAGCGGGCCGCTGGCCGGCGTGGGCATCGACCTGGCAAACCCCGCTGTAGCGGCCCTCGTGGCGGCCCTGACAACCGGCATCGGCGGCGCCGTGCCAGTGTCCCCAGTGGGGCGCTCGATGATCGCGGTTGTGGCGGCCTACGCCGGCTACGATGAGGGTAGGTGGTAGCGAATGCTAGAAGGGGCGCGCAAGTTCACCTTCCCCGCGGGCCTGCTCGACGGCGAACCAGACGCCGTGCTGCTGCCCATCCCGGTGCCCGTGGTTCCCTACTTCCGCCGCTTCTTCGCCCAGATGGAGTCCCCGTATGTGTGGAAGAGCCGAGCGGACTTCGAGCGGGCGTACCCGGTCTTCGTAGAGATAGAGGCGCAGATGACCCTGGCATCCCTGTCTACCCTCACCGAGTCGATCGAGCGCCTGTACCGGCTGTGGGACACCAGCCTCAACGGCACGCAATACGAGGTGTCCGAGTTAGCCGGCCCAGACGGTAGGCCGATCATCACTCCAACCATACCCACCATACCCCCGGCCTCAACCAGCGCGCCCAACGCGATGCGCGCCCACGTGGGGCGAATGTGGCACCTGGCCGAGAACAGTGTCGCCGGCGAGACGGCCCCGGCCGAAGCCGGCATCGATGGCGCGCCCGCACTCGAAGACAACCAGACGGCTCGCCAGCTGCTGCGGCGGCTTACCGCCGGCGTCGACGGGGGCGGTGAGCCGGCCCCGCTCGACAACCTACTCGTTGCCCTGCGCGGGACTGTCCAGGCCGACACCGACCGCAACGTGATCGACGCCAGCGGCGGCGACCTGGTGACACTGCTGGACGGGGTAGAGGCTCTGCTAGCTGAGATCAGGGACAAACTGGTATGAGCAACCCGCCTGAACCAACCAACCTATCCCAAAAGTTTGCCGCGCTCCAAGAGCTGATGACCGCGCAGCACGACGCGCTGAAGGCGGAGATCGCCGCGCTGCGCGGCACGGGGGGGCCAGAAACCACGCTGCGGAGCATTAATCAGAGCATATGGAATCTGGCGGGGGCTGCGCCCGGGAGATCGCTGAGCGACCTGTACGACATCCTCACCTATCAGGACGGTTCAATACTATGGACGACCGCCGGCGCTATCAACGCCGTGCGCCTGGCGCTGCACAATGCAGATCAAACGTTGGATGCGGGCGACCTGCTCACCGCAATCAATAACGCAATTGGCGGTGCGCCAAACAACGACCTCGAACTAGCCAGCGTCCGTGGGTTTCTCAATAATATTATGTCGGCAACCATCAAATCTGAGATGATACGCTTGTTGGCGCAATTTGATACCAGCGTGGTCTACCCAACAATGAAAGATCTGCTGATCACTATTAGTCAGCAGCAGGCGCAGTTGGTTGAGAATACCCAAGATCCGCTTCTGAGACAGCCGCCAGATGTGTGCGCTTCGCCATTTACCAGCAGTGGAATAATATATCTACCTATCAGCGCACAGTTAATATCTGCTACAACATATGCAACGTGGCCAACTAGCGTTCCAGATGGTTTTGATGGTTTAACAACTGAATCGGGAGGTATTGCGGTTGGGCAAACTATCGTGCGCTGTGCAGACTGGACACAGTACAAAATATATGTCGCATCAAATGCAACGGAATTTGGTATAGGTGGAGTAGGTATACAGAAATTCAATACAAACGAGTGGATTGTACTGTCTGGGAATAATAGTTCTTTCGAGTTCTACACGATGGGAGACCAGAACCTAAAGGTCTACATCTGCCCAGTAGGCGCTCCAGTACTGGGCGGCTGCCCCAGCGCGGCAACAAACCCCCTCCGCGTCACCGCGTGGCACAACATTGCACCCCCGGATCTCCCCTGGTACGCCGCCGCCTTCACCGGCGGCGCCAACTGGACAACCAATGTAGCGATGATGATCGAGGGCACCCTCGCGCAAACCGGCTTCACCATCACCGTCGACGGCGATGTCGATATGTGTTTCGCGTGGGATGTGAGTGCGGAGCCGACCGTGTCCACACTGGGGCTACACGCCTATTACGAGGCGTTCCCTGGCCAGTGGTCACTTATCGAGTTTACCGGAGTGGTCATCAGTGTTGGAACCAGCGGTACCCACGCCTCAACCGTGATCACGGTAACTGGCCTACAAACGGCGCCGTACCAGCTCGCCGATGTCGTGTTTGTACCCTACCTCGTGTTCACCGACAACCATCAGATAGCGCCTGATGTGAGTTTTCAGATATCATATCTGCCGTCAGGCTGGAATGCGTCGTGAGTAATATCTACGTCGATAAGGCAAATGAGATGCTCGCGCTACTCACGAGCATTGATAATCGCCTCTCAAATATCGAGACGCAGGGCGGCTATGTGCATACGCAGGCAATAGCCGCTACACAGTGGACAATCATACATAATTTAGAGCGCTCGCCCGGCATCTTTGTAACCGATAATGTGGGTAACATTATCGAGTTCGACCGTTCAGACCCCGACTTTTCTACCTCAATCCTCACGTTTAGCTCAGCGACAGCAGGAAAGGCGGTATGTAGCTAATGGCTAGAATATTCAAGACCAACATCGACGTGGATAACAACCAAATAGTGAACCTGGTTGTTGAGAAACTAGCGGCGGATGCCGGTTCTCCCGTCGAGGCCAGGCTCATCTACAACACGGTCGGCAAGGTCGTGAAATACTGGAATGGGACGGTGTGGATCACGGTCGACGGCGCCACGCTGAACGGCCAGAACGCGGCCTACTACCTGGCCAGGGCCAATCACACCGGCACCCAGCTGGCGGCCACGGTCTCTGACTTCGACACCCAGGTGCGCACGAGCCGGCTTGACCAGATGGCGGCCCCAACGGCGGCTGTGGGCCTGAACTCGCAGAAGATCACGTCCCTGGCAACGCCAACGGTGGCCACCGACGCGGCCACCAAAGCCTACGCCGAAGCCAGGGCCAATCACACCGGCACGCAGCTGGCGGCCACCATCTCTGATCTCAGCACGGCGGTAGATGCCCGCATCGCGGCCACCGGCTACGCGGCCGACATTGGCAATGGTACCCTGACAGCCATCACCGTCACGCACAACCTCAATACCCGCGATGTGATCGTCCGAGTGCGTAGCAACACGACGCCCTGGGCGTTTATCGAGCCCGATATCGAGGCCACCGACGCCAACACCGTCACGTTGCGCTTCACCACGGCGCCCACGGCCGCGCAGTACCGCACCATTGTGCAGGCGGTGAGCTGATGCCTGACTTCAAGCGCCTGCCCACGGTCAACGGCGCTGATGTGGCGCTGGCCAGCCATACCCACAGCACCCTGCTGCCGCGCGGCACATCATTCCCGGGCTCACCGGCAGCAAATGATCTTTTTTTTCGTACCGACCTGGGGATAACGTGCCAGTACAACGGTACCAGGTGGCTGGGGCCACCTGAGCCAGTGCCGTTCACCCCCTGGGAGGGGGCGGCGCCGTATAACACGTCGGGGTACGCGCCATTTGTGTTCCCATCAATAGTGAAATCATTTGTCTTCATCGAAGTAGACTTTTTAGTCTATGTATATACAACAAACAATGCCTCAAATTACTGGACTATATCCATAACAAATGCGATAACTACATTGCTGTCGGTGATAACGGCATCGATAGGCGCAAACGCTGTTATCACTGTCTCACCAACTATCAATCCAGCCACACTATATACGTCGGCAATGTATCTCAACATCACAATCACAAAAACCGGCGCTCCAGGAAATATTGACGTGTCACCAAACATACGAGTGAGGAGGCAATACACGTGAAAGACGCGTTTATCCGACAGATCACTACCACCGCGACGGCACTGGCGCAGAGTTTCGACGTATCTGCGGCGCTGATCAATATCTACTTCGACCGTGGATATGGCAGCGGCGGGGCAAATGAGCTCGTCGCCGGCGAGCTGGAGGCGGCCGGAATTACCCCCGGCCAGGTGGCAAGCTTCATCACCCTGGCCCAGCAGCTTCAGGCGCTGCGCAACGGCCAGGCCACCGCGCCGGCCGACTATGATGCCACGCTCAACACGCTGCGGCGGGATATTTGACAAGGGGGGAAAAAGCCCTAAAATTGCCCTATGAAGCCCAATCGGGGTCGCCAAAGTAGTTTTTAGAGGGTTGCAGAGCCGTAAAGCGGCCCTGTACATCACTCGAAGCGTTCGATGCCGCGGGGCGCCCGTAGCCACACAATGGCGACGGGCGCCCCGCTGCGTCTGATGAGCTCGACCTGATGCTCGACCAGGTCGAGCTTCACGCCCTTCGCCTCACAGGCGCGGCTCCTCGCCCGCCGGCAGCGGAAGTACATCGCCTTGGGCTGCCTGTGGCGGTGCATTCTGCCGCCACAGAGGGCGCAGCGCGGCTCATAGCTCAGCGGGGGAAGCGTGGAGGCCCTGCGCGGGCCCAGGGGGCGCTTCCTGCGCGTGCCGAGGGTGTCTTGCACCCGCTGCCACAGCTCAAGGCTCACCAGGTGCTCGTGAGCGGCGTCGTAGGCTTCCAGCGCCCGCCCGCCGGCCCGGCCGATGTAGGCGTGGTTGCGTAGCACCATTAGCACACTGTCTTTTGTCCAGGGCTTCCCCCGCCCGAGCGACACGCCGGCGACGTTCAGGGCGGCGGCGATCGCCGGCGTCGTCGCCCCCAGGTCGTAGGCCACGAAGATGCAAACCACCCAGATCCAATGCGGGCCAACCGCCAGCTGGTGGGTGCGCGGGTCTAAAACGTAGCCGAATGGTGCTGAACCAACCCACTCGCCCCGAGCTGCCTTACTCAGAGCGGCGCCCTTGATGCGTTCCGACAGCTGCGCAGAGTAGAACTCGGCAAACTCGGCGAGCATCCCCGAGCTGAGCCGCCCGGCCGCCGTCGACTCGTTGGGCTCAGTCGCGCTGAGCAGCTGCACCCCGACCTGCTCAAGCTGCCAGCGGCTGGTGTGGAAGATGCGCGCCCGGCGGGCGAACCTGTCCAGCTTGTAGACGATCACGGCCTTGAAGGCTCTCGCGGCTGCGGCCTGGAGCATCGCGGCGAACTGGGGGCGGTGCCGAACGTCATCCTTGAAGGCGCTGCGGCCCTCATCTCGATACACCCGAACGACTTTCAGGCCTGAACGCTTGGCGAACTCGCGGCAGGCGCACTCCTGATCAGCGAGTGACGATCCGCGTGTCTGCTGCTGGTCGGATACGCGTATGTAGATCACACAAGAGAGATTCATTATTTTTTTCTATCTACCTACCACAGCAGCAACTGTTCAGCTTCGTGCATTGGCTGTAGCGGTTGCACCTGATCGAGTTTTTCAGGTGCTAGCAAGAAGATCATCAGATTGCGCCTCTTCGTGCGGCCGGATTCCGCCCACCCGGCCCGCATCCAGGAGTAGCCCCACGTGGCTTTACCGCGAGTCATTGTCGGTCGCACCTTGTGCGGATTGATGGTTGTATAGAATCCATCCGCAGGGGGAACCGCACCCCACAGCCCTTTCGTGATGGCTACGGCTTCACTGATGAGTACAGACGCTGGTACGGTGCGCTCTTCTACCCTGAAGAGCGTGCATGCCCACACGTCGCGCCCATCTGGTCTGACTGCCTTACCGGGTGCCGGCCGGTGTGACGCCCAGAGAGCGACCGGCTGGCCGTCTAGCAGCTGTAGCAACACAATCTTGTGCCCGTTGCCCACGAATTCCCGAGCCCCGGGCGTTTGCCGCGAGTAGTGCCTATCTGCCATCAGGCGCGCTCGTATATCGCAGTGGTGTACCAATGTCCAATGTGTAGCAAGCATTCTTAGTTCTCCAGAAGCGGTGAAGCCGCTCCGATCAGAGCGGCTTCACCAGGTGCTCACCAGATGCTCGTCACCGGGCACCGGCCCGCCGCCGACGTGCAACAGGGGCAGGGGCGGCGTAGGTGCCCGCCGGCGCGGCCCCTGGGGGCACGGTGGCGGCGTCGAAGAGCGCCTTTGCCCGTCGCCATCCCTCAGACCCGCCCTTGGTCACCCCGAACGCCCGGCACACGGCCTGCTCGACGTTCGCGCCCTCGCGGTAGAGGTTGAGCGCCTCGCTCAGCTGTATGAGTTCACGCGGGCTGAGTGTAAACCCTTCACCAGCTGGCGTACCAGGTGCTGCAGCTGGCGCCGGCGCAGCTGGAGGAGGCTGAACGTTCGGAACGTTCACGGCGGGTTCCTTCGCTTCCTGCTGCCCTGAACCCACGTTCACCGCGTTCTGAACGTTCGAACGCGGTGAACGCTTCTTGAACCCTAGCCGGCGCGGCTTACGCTTTACACTCTCTGGCGCCCTGGCTGCCCGCCAAGGCGCGATGTAGGCGCCGTACACCCACTGGCCCCCGGCGTAGAACAGGGTGCCTAGGGTGATCGTGGTTAGCAGGGTTGAGAGATCCATATTAGCCTTGCCTCCATAGGAACTCAGGCGCGGCTGCGGTGGCCACGCCGAAGGCCAGGGCCAGCACCAGCGCGGCCAGGGGGTTGAGCCCGCCCGAGGTGCCCAGGCCCTGGTTGAATGCGGCCCAACTGTCGGTCTGGTCGAGCCGCAGAATGTAGACGAAGAACCCGCCGACGTTGGTGACGCTGTCGCCCACAAGCACGAGGATGTGCCACCACTGGCCCCGGCCGCGCCAGAGCGGGCTCTCACCCGCCGTCATAATCGCCTGAAGGATGAACGCCGCCATCAGAGTCCAGTCGGCCGGGTTGCCCTCGGGGGTGACGATCAGCACCCGTAGGAACAGGTGGGTTGTCCAGACGCCCACGCCCCAGGCCAGCACCGCCACCGCCTTCGAGCCCATCCCGCCCTTCGCCTTCGCCGTTGTTCCAGTTGCCATTGCATTGCCCTTTCTGATGCCCTATGCTAGGGCTGCTCTGAACTGAACCTCAGGGCCACGGGCCACAGGCGCCTTAGTCGCGCCGTGTGGCCCATCTGTCGACCAGGTCGACGTAGAGGATGCCGGCCAGGTAGAGAAACCCCGCCGTGAACCCGAACAGGGGCAGCAGGCGCCACAGCGAGCCGTAGGCCACGTCGATAGGCACCAGGGCCGCCTCAACGGCGGTGTGGTGCTCGATCTGGGCGATCTCGGCCTGTGTGTAGGCCTGCTGAAGCTCGTTTGGAGGGGTGACACGCCCGAGGAGATAGGCGGCGGCGATGATCACCGCCAGGGTGAGCGCCCACATTGCACCGCGCATTGACATTGCCCTTTCTGATGCCCTATGCTAGGGCTGCTCTGAACTGAACCTCAGGGCCACGGCCGCGAGCTGGTGAGACAGCTGCGCGGCCATCGCTATTCTTCGTCCTCGTCGTCCTCGTCGTCCTCATCGTCCTCGTCGGGGATGAACTCGCCACAGGCCGCGCAGAGCACGCCCGGCTCGCACTCTGGCTCCGGCCCGCTCCAGGCCGATGCCGCAGAGAAGATGTGGTCGCAGTGTGGACACTCCATAACCCCTCCTAAAAAAGCTTCGCCTGCTCCGCCCGCACCGCCACGATCGCCGGCCGCTGCTGTGGGTGCGTGGCCCCCAGGATGGCGTTGATCAGCTCCTCTTTGCGCGGGTGCTTCTTTCCCACCGCCGCGCCCACCTGGTCGTGAATGAACCACAGATCCG